GACGCGCACTGAGGAACAGAACGCCGCGCTGTTCGGGCTGGCCTACAAAGTTCTTTCGGACGAAACCGGCTACACGAAGGACGAGCTGCACGAGGCTATGTGCAAGCGTCATTTCGGAACGGTCGAGCGCGAAGTCTTCGGTCAGGTTGTGACGAGACCGTATCGCACGACGACGACAGGGCCGGACGGAAAGCGCGACGTTCTGCCGTGGGACGCCTTCAGCGATTTTTACGCGTCGGTTGAGCAAGTCGCTGCTGAGGCCGGCATCTATATTCCACCGCCAGATCCGCTATGGCGAGAGCGCCAGCTTCGGAGGGCCGCATGAGCTATGCCGATTTTGTAGATCGCAAGCTGGCGCTTGTCCCACCGACTGGACTCGATATTCCGCCATCACTTCCTGACGGGCTGTTCGATTTCCAGTCTGATCTGGTGCGTTGGGCGCTACGCCTTGGGCGTGCCGCTATCTTCGCGGATACCGGGCTCGGCAAGTCGCGTATGCAGGTTGCTTGGTCGGATGCCGTACGTCGCGCCACCGGCAGGGACGTATTGATTCTGGCGCCACTCGCGGTAGCGGCGCAAACGGTAGATGAGGCCGCCAAGATTGGCGTAACGGTCAACCTGTGCCGGGAGGCGGCAGACGTAAAGCCCGGCATCAATATCACGAACTACGATCGGCTGCACAAGTTCGATTGCTGCAGATTCGGCGCCGTCGTATTGGACGAATCAAGCTGCATCAAGCATCACACGTCGCAGACGCTCGCGACTTTGATGGATGCATTCCGGGCGACACCATTCAAGCTGTGTGCTACCGCAACGCCGGCACCCAATGACTGGACCGAGCTTGGCACGCATGCGGAGTTTCTCGGTATCTGCACGCGGCAAGAAATGCTTGCGGAATACTTCGTTCATGATGGTGCCGAGACGCAGGTATGGCGGCTCAAGGGGCACGCTCGCGAGCAATTCTGGCGGTTCGTATCGAGTTGGGGGGCGCTCGTTCGCAAGCCTTCCGACATTGGCTATGACGATTCGGCCTACAGATTGCCTTCGCTCACAGTGGACCAGCACATTGTCCGCAATGACGGAGCACAGACAGAGGGCATGCTGTTCGCACTTGAGGCGAACACGCTGAGCGAACGTAGAGATGCAAGGCGCTGCAGCTTGGATGCGCGCGTATCGGCATGCGCCGAGATCGTTAACGCCAGCAATCGCCCGTGGATTGTTTGGTGCGACTTGAACGCGGAGTCAGACGCGCTAGTCGCGGCAATCCCCGGCTCCGTTGAGATTCGCGGTAGTGATGACCCTGACAAGAAAGAGCGCGCACTGGAAGACTTCGCGCGTGGCCGCATTCGCGTGCTCGTCAGTAAGCCATCTATATGCGGATTCGGATTGAATTGGCAGCACTGTTCGGATATGGCCTTCGTCGGCGTGACCGATTCATGGGAAGCCTATTACCAAGCCGTGCGCCGTTGCTGGCGTTTCGGCCAAAAGCGGCCGGTTAGCGTGCATATCTTCGCCAGCGAGCTTGAGGGCGCAGTCGTTGCCAACCTCAAGCGCAAAGAACGCGATGCCGAGATCATGGCCGCGCAGCTTGCTGGAGAGACGCGGGAGGCAGTCATGGCTTCGGTGCGCGGGTCAGCGCGGAAGACGAACCCTTACAAAGCAATGCGCCGGATTTCGGCGCCAGCATGGCTTGTCTCGGAGGTGGCGTGAACTGCATCAATCAAACCATTGGCGATAACTTCGCCCTGTACCACGGCGACTGCGTGGAAGTTCTGCGAGGGCTTCCTGAGCGGAGCATCGACTACTCGATTTTCTCGCCGCCGTTCTCATCGCTTTACACATATTCAAACAGTCCGCGCGATATGGGGAACTGTCGTAGCGATGCGGAGTTCTTCGAGCATTTCGACCATCTCGTGATTGAGTTGGCGCGGATCATGAAGCCGGGGCGGAACGTATCGTTCCATTGCATGTTGCTGCCGACCAGCAAGGAAAGGGACGGTTATATCGGGCTGAAAGACTTTCGCGGCGATCTGATTCGCGCATTTCAAAAACATGGCTTCATCCATGCGAGCGAGGTTGTCATCTGGAAAGACCCTGTTACGAGCATGCAACGAACGAAGGCACTTGGGTTACTGCACAAGACGGTGCGCAACAATGCGAGCATGTCGCGGCAGGGGATTCCCGACTACCTAATCACCGTCCGCTCTGCCGGGGAGGTCATTGACCGTGTGTCGCACGACCCTGAACAGTATCCGGTGGACAAATGGCAGAAGGTCGCATCGCCGATCTGGATGGACATAAATCCGAACGACACATTGCAGTATCAGTCTGCGCGCGAGCATGACGACGAGCGCCATATCTGCCCGCTGCAGCTTGAAGTGATTAGGCGCGGCATCGACCTATGGACGAATCCTGGTGATGTGGTGCTGTCGCCTTTCGGGGGTATCGGCAGCGAGCCGTTTATTGCGGTCGAGATGGGCCGCCGTGCTATCGCAGTGGAGCTCAAAGCGAGCTATTACGAGCAGATGGTGCGAAATGTCGCGCAGGCTGGCGCTCAGGCTGGATTGTTTGAGGCCGCATGACAGACCTCCGCAAAATCGCACGCGGCCAGCCATGCTTCCTAAACGTCGCCGGCGTCTGCAACTACAACCCTGAGACGACGGTACTCGCGCACTTCCGCTGGCTTGGTAACTGCGGGACCGGAATCAAACCGCCAGATACCCAAGGCGCTCCGGCCTGCGACGCATGCAATCGATGGACAGATTCGCCGACGCCACGGCAAGTAGAAAATTGCGGCGGACGCATTGCCTACGAACGAGATCGCAATCTGTATGCGGCTCGCGCACTCGCGCGGCTGCGTGAAATCGACAGGGAGAAAGCGGCGTGAATGCACAACTCAGCACTCGCGATAAGAGCCGTCGCGGCGCACGTCCGGCCGAGAGGTGGCGAATCGAAGGGGAATATTTCACGTTCGCCGAGATAGCCAAGAGGCTCGGCGTTGGGCGTGATGCGGCGAGGCTTCGGATGCAGAAGCTGCGCGGCGCGTCTGGTCCGGTGACGTGGGCGAGGCTGGAGGCATTCGGGAAGCGGGAGAAGGTGGCGTGACGTTCCGACTCACGCTTGGCGTCGATCCGGGGCAGACAGGCGCAGTCGCATTGCTCGCTGACGGCCGCAGCGCCGGCTTCATCGACATGCCGGTGAGCGCGCGCAAGGCTGGCGGCTCGGAAGTCAACGCAGCCGAGCTATCCGCTCGTCTTCGCGGCACACTGCAACAGCATCCCGGCGCCTACGTCATGGCCGTCCTTGAGGCGGTGTCCTCAATGCCGCGCCAAGGCGTGACGAGTTCATTCCGCTTCGGCGAATCCTTCGGCATCGTCAAAGGCGTGCTCGCGGCTCTCGGCATCGGCTACATCCTCGTGCCGCCGCAGATGTGGAAGAAGCATCTGCGGCTTACCGGCTGCGACAAGGACGCCGCGCGAACGCTGGTGATTCAGCGGTTCCCGGAATGCGCCGAGAACATGAAGCGCAAGAAAGACGTTGGACGTGCTGACGCCCTGCTCCTCGCGCACTACGCTGAGATCACCGAACAAGTCGCGAGGGCGGCATGAAGCGCCAGCACATTTGCAATCACAAGATACCGAAATTTGGGACGCCTGCGCCAAAGCACATTCAGAAGAAACCGGCATATGCCCAGCGGGCCATCGAGGCGCGGCACGCGAAGCGCAGGCAAGTCCTTCCCGGATTCCCAGTTAAGGAGCCATTTTCGACGCTAGAGCAGATGAAGGAATACCTGCGCGGCGACCGCATTACATGCCTCCTTTGCGGAAAGCCATATAAGGCACTTGGCGGCCATCTTTCCGCGGTGCATGGGATGAGCGCCGATGACTACAAAGCGAAATACGGTTTGCCATTCACTTTTGGTTTGTGCGGAGAATCGGTCAGCGACGCGCTACGTGACGTGAGGTTTGCAGATAAGCCAGAGGTGAAGGCAGCGAGAATTGCGAAACTTACGAGCCCTGAAATTCAAGCCTCTTCGCGTTCTATAAAACAACGCAAATCGAGGTTTCGTGAATTGAACAGCCGCCGGTTAGGGCACCAGAACGCAGGAAGACCTTCATCGAATCCGACGACGCTCACTCGCGAACAAACACTTCGGTTGCTGGCCGATTTCGAGATCAGCTGCAAGACACTGGCCGAATTCTCCACTGAGCATCGCATGTCCCAATGCAGACTGAAACGCGCAAGCGATCGCTACGGTCTTGGCGATCGGTACAGCGCCGTCATGACGCAGGCTTGGAGAGGGGAGCGCAGAAGCGAAACTATGAAGCGCATACGGGCGGAGGATGCGGACTGGTTTCATAAGCCAATGACAGCCGAACGCGCCGCTTCGTTGAAACGAGTCAGGGATAGGCGCCGGAAAGTGAAAGAAGGCTATCCGCGCCAAGCTCCCCTATCGTCACTGGATCAGATCAACGCGTACCTCGATCAGGACGAGAAGGAATGCCTGTTGTGCGGGTACGTCAAAAAGAATTTCGGCGCACATCTAGCGAAGATCCACGCCACAAATCTCGACGCGTACCGGGAACTATACGGCCTGCCTTACACGAAGCCTGTATGCGCGAAAGAGACGAGCGAAAAATTAAACTCCGTGCGATCGGAGGATTCGGAAACTGTCATCAATCGAAGGATGCGCAATCTGGTGTCGGCGCGGACCAAATGCATAGAATCCGCTAGAACTGGGCGCATGTCACTCGCTAAAAAGCTAGCCGCATTAAAAACCATATCGGCTGTTAATGAGCGCAACAAGACCGCATGAGAGCGCCGTTGACCAGACCAGAACGCTCCGCAGAATGGCGCAACATCAAGCGCATCCGCGCAGCTATCCTTCGGTGCGGTGGGTGCGGCTGCTGCTTCAATCGCGCGTCCTCGTTCGGCGAGCGCGGCTACTGCAAGACGGAACACCGGACATTCCCGCTGTGCATGGCGACGCCGGGCCTATCGTTCGTGCTGGATGAGGCGGCGTTGGATCGGATTGAGAGGAAGAGGGCAGCATGAATCCCTGCGAGCTTGTAGCGAGACTCAATCCTGGCTCGGTTCGCCTCGACGGTGGCGGGCGTGGTGGCATTCCGGAGTACACGGCGCAGGACATCGCGGCCATGCTTGGCATGATGGGCAATGATCCGGACGGTAAGCCCGAAGAGAACGAGCGGCTACGGTTTGCGCGCGAGATTTTCTGCGCCGTGTGGTGGCCCGAGGGAGCGAAGCTCGTCAAGCGGCAATTGGATGCCCTAATTGGGGCCATGCAATTCGAGGAGTGGCGAGAGCGCGCTAACGACTTGCTCAACGCACATCTTGCGGTCGCGCAATCCTCGATCCTGCCGGTGTCGGAACAACGTTTCGCGAGGGAGCGGGCTGATGGCATTCTGGACCGCGCCAAGGCTCGTCTATGGCCTGCGCTTGGCCAGAGCCCCTATGTCCGCATTCGTAGCGCGGTCCTCGTAGAGCTTCGCGCAACGCGAATCTGCGCCATCTGCGAAGGGCGCGGGCAAGCGATGGTCGATACGTTGAAGGTTACCTGCGGCTCCTGCGGCGGATCAGGCCGAATCGCCATCAGCGATGTGCAAAGGGCGGGAATGCTGGAGCGTGACGAATCCACTTATCGGCATACGTGGCGGTCGGTCTACGAATGGACATTCGCCAGAGTATCCGAGGCTGATGCGCTGGCGAGGTCGTTTCTCGCCGATGGTCTGAATGCTGCGGCATAGTTCGGGATTGATGACCCCGAACTTTTGCCTATACCCTACGCGCGTCAGAAGTAACCACTGAAGCCCGCCGCGCGCGGGTTTCTGCGTTTCTAGCCTCCTCACTTTCGGCTGGGCCGCTCCGGCAGAGCTTCCCCACTCCGAGCATCCTTCCGGATTTAACGGTGGGCCGGGCCGATCCATTCGAGAACGAAGACATGACCCAAGAAATCGAGCGTCGTCAGGACGGCGGCCGCAATTGGCAATCCGTC